AGGCGGCGCTCGCCGAGCTCCTGGTCGACCTGATCGAGAACGACGACACCGTGCGCGCGGCGATCCTGCGCGTCGCAGCCGGAGCATCCAAGCCCCGCCAGCCCAGACCCACCGTGACGACGCCCGTGCGGCGAGGAAGGGGGCGGTGATGGCCGGCAAGGTCGCCACGATCTCCGGGACGATGCTCACTCCCGGCGTCAGCCGCAACAAGCGCCTGTACACCCGCGAGGTCATCGCCAGCGCAGCCAAGCGCATGCAAGAACGGATCGCAGACCCCATGGGCCTGCCGATCGTCATGCGTTCGCACCACGCTGCCGGAGATGACTCTGTGCGGATAGTGGGCGCCCTTCGGAGCGTGACGGTTGGCGAGGACGGCAGCGCCAGTTACGCCGCTGACCTGTTCGATACCACCCACGGCCGCGACATCGCAACGCTCGTCGTTCCTGGCAAGGGCCAGCCCCCGGCGCTGCGATCCGTCAGCATCCACGGCTACTGGCTCGGCCCGGTCAAGACGGTGACCTATGAGGGCGAAAGCGTTAGCACAGCCTCGGACCTTGAGGTGGACGCCGTTGATTTCACCGCCTCGCCCGGCGTCCTCGGCGCGACGGTCGACTCCGCCACGTGGGTGCGCCCCGGTGACGCCGCCGAGTCGACCAGCGGCCGGACCCCGATCAGCGAGTCGATGGAAGCCACCGTCGAGGCCGTCACCGAGGACGCGCCCGTCCAGGAGCTGTCGGCGAAGGCGAAGCGGGCGGCGCTCGCCAAGGGCCAGGCGATGAAGAACGCCGACGGCGAACCCGCCTACCCGATCAAGTCCAAGGCACAGCTTCGCAAGGCCATCCGCGCGGTCGGCCGCGGCGGAGCCGACCACGACAAGATCCGGGCCTTCATCATCAAGCGCGCCGCCGCCATGGGGCTGTCCGCGCTCATCCCCGACACCTGGAACAAGGACGGCTCCATGAACGAGTCCACGACCCGCTACTCCGACGTCCGCGAGTACTACCCCGACGGCCCGGGCGGTGCGGCAGGGTTCTGCATCGACGCCTACAACGGCCCCACGTCGCTGACGATCCGGAACTGTTCCATCGACCCGGCCGACCTGCGCGTCATCGCCGCAGCCGCCATGGACGCCGCGATCAACGCTCTCCAGGCCGTCGACCCGGACATGGACGGCGACGTCGACGTACCCGGCGCCCCGGCCGAGGACACCGACGACGACATGGACGGCACCGGCGAAACCGCCGTGACCGCAGCCGCTCCCGTCGTCGAGGCCGTGGCCCCGCCCGCCCGCACAGTCACCGAAGCCCTCCCTCAGACCCCTTCGCCCAGCACGGGCGCGGTCACCACCACCACCGAGGAGGAGGCCGCCATGGGCGAGCCCACCCCGACCACTGAGACCGCGGCCCCTGCCCGGTCCTTCACCGACGAAGACCTCAAGGCCCTCGGGGCGATCTTCGGCGTCGTCCTCAAGGAGAACCTGGCGCCTGTCCTGGCCGCCGTCTCCGAGTCTGCGCCCAAGGCCGGCAAGAAGACCAAGGCCACCGAGACCGCCCCGGCCCCGGTCGTCAAGGAGAAGAGCGGCAAGAAGGCTCTCGCCGAGACCGTCGCCGAGCTGCAGGCCAGCATGGACGCCAAGCTCGCCGAGGCCCTCGCCAAGCAGCGCGACGAGCTGCGCGAGTCGATGCTCAAGGAATACGGCACCCCGCAGCGTCAGGGCTTCCGTGTCCACGAGAACGACAAGGCCCCCGACAACATCGAGGACCTGTACGCCGACCGCGCCAACATCATGCTCGGCGCCATCGGCATCCCCGCGGCCCCCGTCCAGTAGGCAGCACCGCCCTCCTCCAAGCCCCGCCACTGCGCGGGGCTTTCGCATGACCCCCCATCACTTCGAGCCCCGCCCGGGATTCCGGCGCGGGGCTTTTGCATGAGAGGAGACTCCGTTGCCTACGGAGCTCGAGGAAGCGATCACCACTGCGGGTGCTGTATCCCCGTTGATCCCGAAGTCCATCGACCCGCTGCTCCTGGAGTACCAGCGCCGCTACGCGCCGCTCCTGGCGGCGATCCCCACCCGGGCGTGGAACTCGACGCAGTACTTCTTCAACCGTCGCGTGTCTCGCCCGGACTCCGGTGGCGTGGTCGACGGTGGTGCCCGGCCGATCGGCAACAGCACCTACGAGCAGGCTGTGTTCAACATTCGCCTGTTCCAGGCTGTGGGCGCGGTCACTGGTTTCGCCCAGGCTGTGACCCGCGACGTGGTCGGCGACCTGCGGCAGATCGAACTCGACGGCACTGTCACGTCGATGATGTACACCCTGGAGAACGCGTTCATCTGGGGCAACGACGGTGCGACCGCCGCCGGCCAGTTCCCGATCTGCTCGGGCCTGGACTACCTGGTGTCCAACTGGACTGCGGGCTCCGGGTCCAGCAACTACGTCAACGCGCTGGACATCAACGCCAGCTTCGCGCTGCACTACCTCGACCAGCTCATCGACCTCGTCGAGACCAATGCGGCGATGCCGATCGGGTCGAACTTCATGCTGGTCATGTCGCCGCGTATGGCCTCGGCCGTGTCGCAGGCGTTTGTGGCGCAGCAGCGTTTCGCCGCGCCCACCACCATGGTCGGCGGCGGTCTGAACGTGCCGACGTACCGTGACATTCCCATCATCAAGAGCTCGTTCCTGAGCCCGCGCACCAACACCATGGGTGCCGTCGCCACTGCCACTTCCACCACCGGTGGCACGCTGGCTGCGGCGACCTACTACTACCGCGTGTCCGCGGTCGTGGCGCGCTTCGGGGAGATCGGCGCCTCCACCGAGGTGTCGCAGGTCACTACCGGCTCCACCTCCACGGTGACGCTCACGTTCTCCACTCCGACCGGTCTGCCCGACGGCGCCTCGCCGATCCTGTACAAGGTCTACCGCAGCACGGCGACGACCACCGAGTCGCTCCTCGGCACCATCGACGCGTTCGACACCACCGGTGTGGCGGTCACCACTGTCATCGACACCGGCTCGAACCTGCAGACCAACAGTGCGGGCAACACCGGCCCCACCGCCTACCAGAACACCAACACCGGTGCCCTGCCCCGCGGTACGGCGAACGCGCAGGAGGACCTGTACCTCGTGCCGCGCGACCCGAATTTCCTGGTCCGCCCGTACGTGCGCGACATGACGATCCTGCCCCTGGCTCCGACCGTCACCAGCCCTGACAGCCTGCCGTTCGCGGTCCTCACTGACAGTGCGCTCGCGGTCCGGGGGCCGAAATATGTCGGCCGTTTGAGTCGGGTGGCCGCGACCCTGTAGCCGCAGGTCAGACGGCTGCTTTGCGGTCGTCACCGACATAGGCGGCGAGTTCCTAAGCCAGGTCCACTGACGCTAGAGGGCCCGGGCTTCACGCCTGGGCCCTCCGCCCTGCCTCGGAGTCACCCCGACCGCGAAGGAGCGCCCTTGTCTGCCGTGAAGTGGTGCTGCGTGTGTCTGTTCAAAGACAACACGGAGGTCAAGGCCGAGACGACCGTCAAGGGCTACCGAATTTGCCGGAAGCACCTGACATACAAGGAGGACTTCTTCCGCGACTGGGAAGCAGCCCAGGACCCGAAGAAGCAGCCGAAGGATCCAGAGAAGTAGGAGGGCGGGATGCCGCTCATTCGCAAGGAACAGGCCGGGTCCTGCCCCGGCTACGTGTGGGACAACGACGGCGATGTCGTCGACGTGGACGCGGACATGGCCGGTGCTCTGCTGGCGATGCCTCAGGGCGGGTTCTCCGAGGTCGCGGCACCCGAGCCCGGCAGTGGCCCCGAGTCGCCTCTGGACAGTGGTGCGGCTGCGCCTTCGGGCGAAGTGGTCGAGGCTCCGGTCGCTGATCCGCCTGCGCCGAAGAAGCGCGCCTACACCCGCAAGACAGCGGCGTCGCCGACCGAGGTCACCGAGTAGTACCCCCTCACCCTTGCCCGTCTCCTGACGATCCGATTGGGGGTGGGCGCTGATGGCTGCCGACAATCCAACTCCGCTTGCTTCCGTGGCGTCTTTCACGGAAGGCCCGTTCGCGAACCTAGTCTCGGGGTACTCCGGCACGGCGCAGGCGAACTTGATGCTGCAGGCCACCCGGGCGTGCGAGTCGGCGTGCGACCGCCGCCTGGCGCCCTTCACGGGCCTGGTGGAGACGCAGCGCGCCGACGCCATGGACATCGAAGACGCCATGGACGCCTATGTGCCTCTGGATCCGACGAGCCAGTTGGGGTTCTCGCGAGCACAGTCGCTGGGTTCGACGCTGCTGACCCGGCACTTCTGGGTGAGGGAGTTCCCAGGCCGGTACCCCGAGTACTGGACCGGGGCGATCACGGGGATCACGCTGTACCGCTCGTACTCCGGCTCCCAGGCAGTGACGATCACGAACATCCAGTTCGAGGCCGACACCGGGCATTGCCGCTTCGCCCTTGGAACCTATGTGCCGCCGGGCACCACGATCCAGGCCACCTATTCGGGCGGCTACCAGACGGTGCCGGCTGATCTGGTGCTGGCGTGCGAGTACATGGCCGCGAGCATCGCTGTGAAGCAGCTCGATCCGGTTGACGGGCGTTCGGGGCATGATCCGGATGCGATGCGGGCGGATGCGTTGGAGATCCTCGCTGCGTACACCCGCAAGTAGGCTGACGTGGCTTGGGGACATGCGCGGCGGCATACGGGCAAGCGGCATCCGCACAGGGGTCACAAGCTGTCCTCAGCGGCCCGGGCGAAGATCAGCCGTGCACTCAAGGGCAAGCACCATCGGCACGGTGTGCATCATCGGCGGAAGTCGGCGCATCACCGCCACCGTGCACATCGTCGGCATTACCACCTGAAGCACAAGCGGCATGCCGCGAAGAAGCGGCATCTGAAGCACAAGCGCCACCTGACGCACAAGCGGCGTCACTACAAGCTGAAGCACAAGCGCAGGACGCTCCACAAGCGCCGGACCTTGCACAAGCGCCGCCTGCTGCACAAGCGGAAGTACCACGGCCGCCGTCACTTCCACCTGAAGCACAAGCGCAAGGGTCATCCCGGCGTACACCACAGGCACGGTGTGCACCGCCGCGCGGGTACGCATCCGCGGCGGTCTCCGCATCCGCGCGGCCGGGCAGTGCACCGCCGCCACGGGCCTCCCGTGCACCGCGGCCAGAAGCGTGTGCACGTGTTCAAGCAGCGGGCGACGCACCACGCCGCGCACCGGCCGCATGTGCGCAAGATTCGGCGCGTGCACCACTACCGGGCTCAACGGCCTGGGTTCATTCACCGCCGCAAGGTCAGGAGGCCGCGTTGAGCACCGCTGATTCGGTCGACAGGGAGGTCGCCTGGCTTCAAACAACGGGCGACGGGCTGCCTGCGCTGGTGGGTACCGGCGCAGGCCAGTTCAACAACCTGCAGGCGTATCAGCCGCGCACCCCGGGTCGCCGTGGCAGCAACCTGTTTGTGCTGCGCCGCACGATCCACCACAAGCGGTTCGCGAACGTGCGCCGCATGGCGTCCTACGAGTTCACGCTCAAGTTGATCTGGCCGCTCACCTCGGGTCAGGGCATTGCTGAGGCTGATCAGCGGGCGTTCGACGTGGCGGTAGACGCTGTTCTGACGCGCATCGGTGGCTTCCCGGGCGACAAGTCCCACGGGGGCAGGTTCCGGTCGGTGGCGGAGGATCCGCCGCTGGTGGCGGTGCATTTCGTCGATCCGGTCTCCACGATGCCGCCGGATGCGGAGTTCCACGCGGAGATCACGTACTGGGCGGACGACGCCGAAACCGCCGGCTGACCTTCCTACCCCTTCCTGGCCCTCGCCTACCGCGGGGGTCTTCGTCATGCCCGGAGGCCCCCGTGTACCAACGCTCCCTCCATGAAGCCCCAGTCGATGTACCCGCGATTCCGGCGACGGTCGGCCCGGGTGAGGTCGTCGACTGGCCGATCCCCATTGCCGGATTCGAGGAACTGACCGACGAGGCCGACGCCCGGCGGCCGGCTGATCCCCCCGCCGCGCCCTCCAAGACCGTCCGTAAGAAGGCCGCGCCCGACCTGGCGCCCGTCGGTGAGGAGCCGCAGCTGTGACCCAAATTTCGCGTACCGCAACGCTGGGCCTGTTCAAGGAGTCCACCCCCGGCACGTGGGGCGCGCCGACGATCGGGATCCCGTTCCTCAAGGGCGACTACGAGGACATGTTCCAGGAGATCAAGGACGAGTCGGTGCGCGGCAACGACACGGTCCTGCAGGGCATGTATCAGGGGCCGGTGCACGCCGAGTGGAACATTGATGTGATGGCCTATCCGGATCTGGTTGGGCACTTCCTGGCCGGGATCATCGGCCCCGATGTGGTGACCGCAGCTACCGCGACGACGCTGTCGGCGTTGACGACGGCTGGCGCGACGGTGATCACGACGGCCGTGGCGCTCCCCGCCAGCAGCGTGATCCGCATCGACACCGCGGGTCTGGTGGAGTACGCGTGGACTGACGGTGCTGCTACGGGTGTCGGCCCGTATACGTCGAACGTAACCACCGTGCTGGGGAAGATCGGCGCGAACCGTGTCGGACTGACCCTGGGGCACGCGTCAGGCGTCGCGGTGACCACGACGACGACGCACACGTTCAAGCAGTCCACGACCGCTTTGCCGACGTACTCGCTGACGATCTACGACACCACGCAGACGCTGAGCTGCAGCTACTGCCGCCTGTCGGACCTCGGCGTCAAGATCGACCCGAAGGGAGCAGCGGCCCTCACGTTGAAGTACATGTCGTTCCCGTCGGTGGTGCAGTCGCTGCAGACGGAGACGTTCTCGACCTACGACCCGCTGCTGGGCTGGTCGTGGAACATGACCAACGCCGGTGCCGCGTCGACGCGCGGGCTGACGTTCGACGCCACGGTGAAGCGCACGACCGAGGCGATCCAGTCCTCCGATGGCGTGCAGGCCCCGCGTGAGGTGTTCGCCGGCCCGATCGAGGTCGACGGCACCTACAAGGCGATCTTCGAGAATCAGACCGACCTGGGCCTGTACCTCAACTACACGCAGACCGCGACGACCGCGAGCCTGCAGCAGCCGGTAGCCCGCGGCGGCCAGTTCCTGTCCATGACCATGTCGAAGTCGGGCTGGTACAAGGGCAAGCGGGACTTGGGTCAGGTGTATGCCCAGGCGGATTTCACCCTCGCCGGTATCTACAACACGACCGACGGCGGCGCCGTGCAGGCCACGCTCCAGAACTGGCAGACCGCCGCATATTAGGCCCTCCGGCCTGCGGTTTTCCCGCTACTCCCCGGTCGTGTCCGCTTGGAGGGCGTCCGACACGACCGGGGAACACGCCCTCCGACGCCCTCCCAATGCTTCAAGGAGCCCTCTATGGCTGGCTACGCCAACCGCACGATCATGCTGCCCTTTCCCGATCTGTCGGAGGATGGTGACAACGTCCACGTCGTCATCAAGAACCCGCGGACGGTCCCTATGGCCGAGTTGATGCCCTCTGACCTGCCTCTCGGCCCTGACGGCAAGCCCGACGAGCGCCAGATCGAGGCCGCGATGTACAAGGTCGTCGCCGGGCTGGTGAAGGCCTGGCACGTCTACGACGCCACCAGCATCGAAGACGATCAGCCGCCGCTGCCTCTTCCCGCGACCGCGGAGTCCGTGGCCAAGCTCCCGATGTGCATCACCGAGCAGATCGCCGAAGAGATCAAGAGGGTCGTCAACCCGGGGATCTAGGCCTGGATGACCCGTACCTCAACGACGTGCTCTGGCCTGCCGAGAGCGTGTACGAGGGAACGTGGTCTTCTGGGCCTGCCCCCGAGGAGCTGGTCGATTTCGAGGTCATGCGGGAGATGGGCTGGACGTGGCGGGACCTGCAGGACACCCCTTTCTATGTGCGGCGCTTCACGTGGGATCTGATCCTGGCGCGGCGCGACGCGGAGCAGGCCGCGAACGAGAAGGCCAGCAAGGGGTGAGAGATGGAGTTGCGGATCGGGGTGTTCACCCGACTTATGACCGAGATCACCGCGCAGGGAAGCCTGCGCACCCGCAGGGTCCTGACTGGGCTGGCGAACGTCGTTGAGAAGCAAGCCAAGACCAATGCGTCGAGCGGGTCGCACGCCTACGGCACGCCGACTCCGGCGAGTCCGGGGTCGGGCCCGGCACGGATTTCGGGCACGTTGGTGAAGTCGATCACACACACCGACATCGTCCCGAACGGGCTGGGCTGGGAGTGCAAGGTCGGAACCGGGGCTGGCTTCACGTCGCCGTACAGCAAGACCCCGTCGAGCAAGTACGGCCTGTTCCTAGAGACCGGATTGAAGAACGGGGCGACGTATCCGTTCCTGAAGCCAGCGGCGAAGTTCGGGTGGACGGTCGCCGCACCGGCGCTGTACCGCAAAGAGTTCGGGGTGGGCTGGAAGGGGATCTGAGTCAACCCGCCGGTGTGATCTTGGGCTGCTGGTCGGGGCACAGGGCCGGCGCTGCGGCGATGAGCGCTGCTGTCTCCTTCTGGTTGAAGCCCGCCCCGACTTTCGCGATTTCGTCGGCTTCTGTCTGGCCGTTCCTTAGGTCGTCGCAGATGCCGTGGCCTGTTGGGGCGAGGACCGAAGTCAGCGGGGTCGGCCTGCTGAACGGAGAGGGCGTAGACGCCCTCTTGCTGGCTGGGCTTGCTGCTGGATCCGCAGCCGGTGAACAGGGGCGACGCAACGAGCACGAGTACGGCGGCCAGGGTGCGGGGCGTCATGCCTGGCGACCGTAGTCCCGATCGGTGATCGCGGCCACAGGAACGACACAACTGGACCATGACAGGGGGCGTCGTGTCTGAGGTTGCCGACCTGTTCGTGATTCTCCGCGCAGAGACCGCCCCGTTCACGCGAAACCTCAGGGCGGCGGCGGCCGAAGGAGAGACGTTCACCTCGAAGATGGGCGGCCTCGGGAAGACCGTCAACAAGATCGGCGAAGCCACGACGCTTGCCGGTGCTGCTGTCGTCGTCGCGTCGGTGCACATGGCGTCGGAGTTCCAGCAGGAGACCAACGTTCTGGTCACTGCCGCCGGCGAGGCGCAGACGAACCTGGGCAAGGTCCGCGACGGGATTCTGAAGATCGCCTCGTCGACGGGCACGAGTTGGCAGCAGGTCACCGACGGCATGTACCAGGCCGAGAAGGCCGGGTTCGACTATGCGCACGGCGGCCTGGATGTGGTGAAGGTCGCGGCGCAGGGTGCGCGCGAGGAAGGTGCCCCGCTGAATGACGTGGTCAGCGCCATGACCACTGTGATGAACAACTTCCACATCCCGGCGTCGCAGTCGGTGCAAGTCATGAATGCGATGAAGACCGGTGCGGGCGAGGCTAAGACCACGTTCGCGCTGTTCTCCTCCGCGCTATCGACGGTCCTTCCTGCCGCGTATGCCGCTCACGTTGGTCTTGGCGATGTCATCGGGTCGCTGGCCACGATGACGCAGCACGGCGAGACGGCGCAGCACTCCGCACAGCTCATGGCAGGGACGCTTGGCAGGCTCCAGAAGGCGAACTCGACTACCGTTTCCACGCTCAACCAGCTTGGCCTGAGCACCCAGCAAGTGGGCAAGGATCTGGGCACAAAGGGCCTGTCGGGCGTCCTCAACGAGATCGTCGGCGCAATCCAGACCAAGATGGGCCCCTCTGGCCTGTACGCGGCGGGTGTCTTCAAGGCCTCGGGGCAGGCCGCGCAGTCCGCGACCGCCATGCTCGCGTCGATGCCGCCCAGCCTGAAGACCGTGGCGCAGAGCTTCATGGACAACACCATGAGCATTGGTGACTTCAAGAAGGCCATCAAGGCGATGCCCGCCGACCAGGCGGCGATGGCCACCCAGTTCATGTCGCTGGTGGAGAAGTCGAAGGGATTCTCCGACGGCGTGAAAGCGGGCAACGGCCCGCTGACCACGTTCTCGGATCTCCTCGCGAAGGCCACCGGCGGGCAGACGGGGTTGCAGACCGCGCTTCTGCTGACCGGAGAGAGCGCCGATCGCACCAAGACGAACATCGCCAAGGTCAACACGTCGTTTCATGATGGCGCGAAGGACGTCGAGGGCTGGAAGTCGACCAGTCAGCTCCTAAGCGTGCAGTTGGCGCAGTTGCGGCAGGGCGCGGACGTCTTGGCGATCAAGCTGGGTATGCAGCTCATCCCGATCATCTCCTCCGCGATCACCTTCTTCACTCAGCACAAGGCGGCCAGCGAGGCGCTCGCGATCGCGATCGGCGTGATCCTTACCGGCAGTGTCCTCAAGTTCGTCACCGGCGCCCTCACCCCCTACGTGAAGGCATTGGGCGGACTGGGCAAAGCCGGGATCAGCGCGGCGCAGGGTGTGGGCCGCCTGGTGCAGGGCTTCAACTCCTCACAGGTCGCCGCTTCGGCGTTCTCCGGGAAGATGGGCTCGATCGGCGGGGCCCTGCGCACCGGCTGGGACGGCCTGTGGAAGGGCATCTCGGTCGGCGCGAAGGCCGCCGGAAGTGCCGCCACGACCGCCTGGGGGGGGATAGCTGCCGGGGCGTCAAAGGCCTGGTCGGGCATCCAGTCCGGGATGGTCGCGACAGCCTCCGGCCTGGGGAAGGCCTGGCGGGGCACGCAGGATCTGCTGGTTGCTGGCGCGGGTAAGGCCGGGCAGGCGTGGCGCGGTTTCATGGGCATCGCCCAGACGGTGGGTGGTGCGGCGAAGACCGCCGCGATCGGCCTGTACGAAATGTCGAAGGCCGCCCTTGAGGGCGCTTTGAACGCGGGCCGGGCGGCGCTCGCCTGGGTAGGCGAGAAGATCGCTCTCCTTGCGACAGCGGTCGCGGAGAAAGCCGCTGCCGCGGGCGAGTGGCTCCTGAATATCGCCTTGGACGCCAACCCGATCGGGTTGGTTGTGATCGCGATCGCCGCCCTGGTTGCTGCGCTGGTGTATGCCTGGACGCACTTCGCCTGGTTCCGCAACATCGTCATGGTCACGTTCCAGTCGATCTCCGTGATCGCTTTGTGGTTGTGGCATTCGGTGTTCGAACCGGTTTTCCACGGCATCGCGACAGCCGCGATGTGGCTGTACAACAACGGGATCCGACCCGCTTTCCAGGGCATCGTCATGACCGGCCAGTGGCTGTGGCATGCGATCGAAGCGGTGTGGAACGGCGTGATCTCGGCTGGGGTGAAGGCGGCGACGTGGCTGGCCGCACTGCCGGGCCGGATTTTGGGCTGGTTCTCTGGTGCGGCGTCGTGGCTGTACAACGCCGGGATTTCGATCATTGAGGGGCTGTGGAACGGCATTGTGTCGATGGGCTCGTGGATCGCGAGCCAGATCTCCAGCCTGATCCAGTCCGTGATCCCCGGCCCGGTGTTGAAGATCCTTGGGATCAACTCGCCGTCGAAGGTGTTCCACGAGATCGGCCTCGGTGTGACCGAGGGTCTGGTGAACGGCCTAGTCAAGGGCAGCCCTGATGCTGCTGTGGCGTCGAGCAATATGGCCAAGAAGGTCATCGGTGCCGGTGCGATGGCCATATCCGGGCCGAGTCTGGGCGCTCTCGCCGTGGGCGCTAACGGTGCGGGCGCGGGCGGTCAGCCGCCGGACATCGTCGTGCAGGTCGACGGCCAAGCCCTGTTCAGGATCGTGCAGACGCAGGCGCTGCGCTATGGCCGCCGTAACCCGACCACGGGCGTGGTCTACCACTGATCGGGGGCTGACGTGCCGAACCCGCCACTCGGTTCCCTGGTCGACTCGTTCACGGCGAGCACGCTCAACCTCGGCGTATGGAACGGGACTACCGGTGGCGGCCTGGTCACTCTCGCCGCGCCGGGGCGTGTAGCGATCCAGGCCACCGCAGCGTTCCCGACCCTGTCCGCCACGGGCCCGTACGACGCGACCGGGCAGTCCCTGACCGCGCGGGTCACACCGGCGTTGGCGGGTATCGGCGGGCAGGTCGTCACGACGATCATGAAGATCCAGAAGGACTCCAGTAACGCCGCGTCCCTCACCTGCACACCGGGCAGTACCTGGCAG